GTCGAGGCTGAGCCAGCAACGGCAGCCCTTCAGCGCCGCGATCGTCTCCTGGTCGACGTCGGCCAGGACCGCCGCCCATTTCGTTTCATCCAGCCAGAAATCCGCCGCGCCCGCCGGGATGCCGAAATACAGCCGCTTGACCGAAGCAGCCTTCGACAGACGGGTCTGCGCTTCCGCCACGGCCTCGCGGATATTCGTGATCGGATAGGTGACGCCCAGCGCCGGCAACGACTTGTGCCAGGCTTCCTCGTTCTCGAAGATCGTGTCGTGATCGCGCTTGTCGGTGCGCGCCACGAAGCCGAATGCCGTGTCGCTTTTGACATCGCCCTTCGCCACCGCCTGCGCGGTGTCGGAGATCTCGGTGCCGACATGCTGCGACACCGCCGGGGTGTTGCTCCCCAGCACCATCATCGCGCTGCCCGCGATCTTGTCGATTGCCGCCTGCCAGATCTCGATCTGGTCGATCGAGCTGAACTCGTGGATCTCGTCGGCCAGCACCATGCGCGGCCGCGGCCCCGACTGCTGCTTGCCATCGGCCAGCGGCAGAAAGAACGACTGCGATGCCGGATGCTCGATCTTGCCGGCGTTGTCGCCTTCACCGCGGATCACGACATGACCCATTTCTTCGAGCGTTTCGTGCTCGTCGTAGCCCGGCACCCGCGCCCGGCACATCGCCGTGGCATCCTTGAACAGCACCATCGACGTCTGCTTGTTCGCCGCGATCGAATAGATCTGCGCGCGGCGAAATCCGCACCAGCCCATCGCGTAAAGGCCCAGACCCGCCATCATCGGCGACTTCGCCTGGCCTTTGCCGGTCTCGACATAGGCCGTTCGAAATCGCCAGCGTCCCGCGGCATTTACCCAGCCCATCAGCGAGCCGACGATGAACGTCTGATACGGGATCAGTCGGAACGGCTGCCCCTCCGCCGGCCCGTCAGTGATGGTGAACAGCGACGGGAAGAAGTCCAGCGCGCGCTGCGCCAGCTCCGGCCGCCAGAAATAGCCGCGCCTTTCCGCGTCGCGCAGATCGCGCAGGTGTCGCTCCGCCGCATGTCGGACCAGGTCACCGACGACGAAGTCGCCGCGGACCGCCGCCGCCGCCCAGGCGGTGGTGGGATCGAGCGGCTCTGCGCTAACCCGGCGAGCCAAGGTAGGCGTCGGCACCCGCCTGGCGCTCGCGCTTCGTCACCACCTTCGCTACCTTGCCGCGACGACCGGGCGAAAGTCCCAGCTGCGCCTCGAGCCTCTCGGCGGTGTTCTCCGCTTCGCGCATGGCCTTGTAGTGGATAGACAGGCGCGCAATCGCCTTCGGGTTCTTCTCGTTGTCGGGTTCGTCGACGATCCCGCCGGCCGCGACCGCGTTCGAGCAGCGGTTATAGACCAGGTACGCGAGCACCAGGCGCTGCACGGCATGGCCATTCGACGACGACAGGATCTCGCGCTCGAACATTTCTCGCGCAACGCGCCGCCAGTGACCCGATGCGACGGTGCGCTCGGCCGCGTCGGGCAGCAGCGCGCTCCAATCAGGCTCGAGAACGTTTCCGATCTCGATCCGCTCAATCGCGGGCGCAGGCGCCGCCACGGGCGCCGGCTTCTTCGGCGATGCCTTGCGCGGCTTCCGTTTCGGTTTGGACGCGGGCGCAGGATCCGTCATCGCATCACCCTCCCGTCGGCCCGAACTTTTTACTCTGGAATCGCTCGCATTGCGCACGGTCCCACTGCGCGGTGTCCGGCAGGGTCGGCGCCCGACTTTCGACCCCCCGGGGGGTCCGCGAGGCCGCGGCGCTCGTCGCTGGCCGGGGCGCCGCCCAGGGGTGGTCGCGGTCGAGCGGTCGGCCATCCTCGCCGACGCCGGGCCTGCTTCGGCGGACCTGATGGCCGAACTGCTCGGCCGTCGTCTCGAGGTCGCACGGCCGGCAAAGGTTGCGGGTGTTGGCGTCGTCGTCAGGGCCGCCATGCGCCAGCGGCTTGATGTGGTCGACCACCGTTGCGACCATGGTGCGGCCCGCAGCCAGGCAACGCTCGCACAGGCCATTGGTGCGCTTGAGCCGACGCAGGCGCTGCGCCTGACCGGCGCGGCCGCGTAGCCGCTTGGTCGGCTGACGGGTCAACGCTTAGACCCGCCGCGTGATCAGGCGACGGTCGTCGGGCCGACGCCGCCGCCGATCGGCTCGATGAAGAACTCCTCGCTCTGCTTCGGCGCGAAGCCGAGCAGTTCGAGCGGGAGCGCGTCTTCGTCGGTCGGGCCACTGGCCAGCTCCGCGAGGATGGCCGCCTTGATCAGCGTCGGCGCCGGCGTCTTGAGCAGACCCTCGGTGCGCCCGAAATGCAGCAGCGCCTCGACGCCGTCCGCATCCTTGCCGAACTCGAACGCGAGCTTGGGCGGCGTGGTGCGGTGGCCGATGGTGCAGCCGCCCAGCTCGATCGACTTGCGCTTGCCGCCGGTCAGCTCGCCGGCGTTCGCCTCGTACCAGGGCTGCAGCCGCTTGAAGATATCGTCACGCTCCGCGGCAAGCGGCACGATGCAGGCGTCGGCCGCCGCGTCGATCTGTTGCTTGGCCTCGTCGCGCTGCGCGTCGTGCGCTGCGATCGTGCGGGTGACCGTGGCGAGCTGGGCGAGCAGCTCGACGGCTTCCTCGGTGGTTTTGGGCGCGCGGAGCGCCGCTGACTTGACCCGGCTCATTGGCTAACCTCCTGGCAGACGCGGCTGACCGCTTCGGCCGCGCGCAGCTGAGCAGCTGCCGCCTCACCCTCGCGAAGCCGGACTGCGATCGTGCGGATCATGCTGACGGGGACGCCGACCAGATCGGTGTCAGCGTGGCCGGCGCTCGCCTGCGCCTCGAGCTGTTCGATCACGCTCATCAGAACAGGGCCGATAGGCCATCGGCGCTGACAATCAGCGGCGAGGCGCTCGGCCGGCGCGCGTTGCGCCCGCGGAAGGCGGCAATCAGCTCGTCGGCGAATGCCTGGGCGTCCGCTTCGAGTTCGTGCGTCTCGCGCTCTGAGCGGCTGTCCAGCGTCGCCCGGCGAACGATGTCGTCCCACCGTGGGGTGAGGCTGTCCAGCTCGCTGAGTTGCGCCGGGAGGCGCTGGCTCGTCGCCGGCATGGTGCTCAGAAGCTCCCTGCGCGACCAAGCTCATTACGCCGACGCATGCGCCGGGCGAGCTTCGAAGGGCCGCGGACGCGGCGACGAAGGATGAAAGCGGCGCGGCGCAGCGGCAGCTGCTCGGCCGTCAGACGCGCGATCGTCTTAAAGCGATAGCGACTGAGCGTTCGGGCGGTCGCGTCGAACTCGTCGAGTTCCGGTGATGGCGCCTCGCCGGCGGAGACGGTGTAGGCTGGATGCATGTTCGGATCCCCGAAACGGCAGCGCCCGCGCACCCCTTGTAGGGCGGCGGGCGCAAGTATGGCGGGGTCGGATTTGCCGCCTGCGTGACCGTTTTGCGGCCTGCTTACTCGCGCAGTGCGCGAAAGCGCAGTGCCCTCAGCGCCGGCGCCAGCTGTCCAGGGCGGCCACCAGGATCGATCGTGCGCGCCGGTTCGACATACGCCAGCGCCTGGCCGCGACGGTGATGCCGAGATCGTCGACGATGATCGCCAGCAGCATGTCTGCGTGCGGCGCAACGCCGGCGCGCCAGCGCGTATAGGCACGCTCGAGCAGGACGCGGCCGATCGGCGCCGCGGCAGCGGCGTTGGGACCGCCGCCGGTGCTGCGCTCATACTTGGCGGTTCGCACCGCGACGTCGGCGATGATCAGGGCATAGGCGCCGGCGATATCGTCAGCGGCCGCCTTCTGGTGCGCGTCGATCGCCCCGGTCTGCACCAGGCGCGCCAGCGCGCCCTCGCGGCGAGCGGCGCAGACGGCATGCTCCTTCGTTTCAGGCGTCCCCGCGATTCCGCGCCACGCCTCGCGAAGTGCCACGCGCTCCTCGATGCCGGGCGCGAGCTGCGCGCCTTCCTTTCGCAGCCGCTCCTTGGTGACCTTCCACTCGAGCTTGGACAGTCCCGGCGGTCGCTTCGGCAGGACCGCCGCGGGGCGAGGCTCGCCGAGCACTAGGTGCGCCACGCGCTGACGCTCGCGCTCGGCCGGCGAAACGGTCGGCGCGCTGTCGACGTCGCTAGTGCTGTTGTGGTGCATGACGGTCCCCGTGATCATCCGGGATATGCTCCAGGACTGCGACGATCGGCAGCTGCGCTTGCGAGCAGTGGCCGAGCAGATCCCCCAAGGGCGCAGCGGCCAACCCGCCGATCCGCCGGAACGTCTCGACCACAATCTCGCGCACCAGTGTCACGTCGCGAACCACGAGATTGCGCTGCAACCCGGGCGTTCGCTCGATGATGCCCAGCTTGACGAGCTGGTCGACCAGCTGCCGCGCTCGCGTCTCGCTCACGTCGACGGCGAAGCCGATCTCCTTGTACGTCGGACAGCCTCGGCCGCGTGCCAGCTGCTCGATGATGAATGCCAGGACTTCTTCACGACGAAGTGGTGATGCGGGCACGGCTAAGTGACCGGACACCGGGAAGTTCGCGCCCATAATCCCCCTTCCGAACCCCCGCGACGAACATAAGGAGAATCAAGGGGAAATGCCACCTGACGCCAATTCGCCCCGGCTCGTCTCAGCGAAACTCGGCCGGGCCGCATATCCGTGGGTTAGGAGGATCCGCACAAGGTCGCGAAAGCAGCCCGCTGGCCCGCTCCACCGATGGGCGCTCGCATCCTCGTAGGCGGACCAGAACCGCTCGAGGGCGTCGCGATCGCGGACGAATGGGTGAAGCGCGCGAAGGGCGAGGCGCACCGCCTCGATGGGCACTGACGGCCGGGATCCGGAATACGACGCTTTGTGCAGGATCGTCAGCGCCAGCTCGATCGTGATCATCTGCCCGCGCCGCTGGCGCAACGCGGCCAAGCCTTCGCCGAACGCCTCGAGCTCGACCCGAACGTCGTCGCTGATGCAGTGGCTGCAGCGAAGATCGCGCCGCACGACCGACCAGTCGCAAGACTGCAAACCCGCCGACCGGGTCACGATCAGTTCCTCGCGATCGTGGAGCGAGACCCGTTTGCAGGTGCGGCAGCTGACACGCACCGCGCCCTCAAACTTGCGCAGATCCTGAAGCGTCTTTGGCGGCCCAACCATGCCGCCGACGTACATCGGAACAAAGGGGGGAACGCCAGTTTGATCGGGCTACGCCTGGGCAGCCTCAATCATGTGCTTCCGGACAGACCAAGATAGATCAATCGAGCTACTAGCACGCCGATCGCTAATGCAAACTGGAGTAAAAGGATCGCTACGCGTAGATGCATTGTCAGCAAATAGCCGTCCTGACTTGGGTCCGTTACCAGTTCTCGAACCTGCCTGACGGTTAGAGTGTCACAATGCATAAACAACGAACCGGCACCGGTCATGCGCAGCAAGAAAAAAGCCGTCCGCCGAGGCCCTAACCGCTCGATGTTCATCAAGAACCCGCCGTCCGCCAACGACGAGTTTGCGGCCCGAACGCCACCGTCTGGCGATCCTTGCATCGATGCGTAAACGATGTTGAGACCGGCCTCTAACGGAATGGCTAGAAGCTCGAAATGCCTCATCTTTCTGTATGAAGTGTTCGCGACCACCAACTGCCAAGTGTCTGACGCCCCGAAGCGGTTCTGATCGACCGGGATCATTGTCACTTTTACAGCGTATCGAAAGCGGTTCCAGATCGTGAGCGTAACTTGAGGGACAGCAAAGAACGCGAGAAGGCTGGTAGCGGCTTGAACAACGTCAGGCCATTGCACGTTCCAGTCGATAGGCGTCATAACTCAAGAGAACCTGATGCATGGGGCGCTTAAGCCAAGTTTGCTGTGATCCTGCATTCTCGCGAGCGAAGATACCATAGCCGTAAAACATGGCGGAGGTACCCTCCGCCGTGATGCCCGGACTGCCGCGGAAAAGGGGCGTTCCAGGAGCCGGCCTCGGAGATCATACCCGTGCGGTACCCCGCGGAAATCGGTTAGAAGCCATCGCAGCCAAGGGGATGCCAGGTTGTCGAACGATTGGAATTTGATGGCAGATGCGCCGCTCGATGGCCGTTCGGTTCTTCTCTGGGTGCCCGGGCTGCAACGAACAGTTTCCGGTATGGAGGACGCGCCGCCGGTTGTAATTGGCCGGTGGATCCATGATCCAAGCCGCTCTTCCGGCGACTGGATTTCGGATGTTGCGGCCGCGCGCGATGTTTATGGCGAAACGGCCCTTGAGGAAGTGCCGATCAAGCCGACCCATTGGCATTCGCTTCCGGCTGTTTTGCCCATCGCTCAGGTTGGCCCGGAATGAGGGTTATGACTGCCTCCAGTGCGTTGTTGGCGGCGCGGACCTCTTCTCGCAGTGCTCGTAAGCTGGCCAGCGTCTCACGCCGGTGGTGGTTATCTGTAAGAAGCACCATTCGGCTCAGAGCAAAGAAGGCAACGGAATCGTCATCTTCTCTAAAGCTAATGTGGTGGGCGAAAGCATTTCTGTGCTTCCGCACCGATCTCGCTTGCCTCAGCGCCGCTTCGATCGCGAGCCGATGATCGTAGGGGATCAGTTTGTCCTCGTAGCGTTGCGCATGCACCTGGAGCAATCGCTTAGCCCGGTCTTCTAACCCAGACGCCGTCCCCTCGCCGAGAACGGCGCGGCCGAGAAGATCGGGCATGAGGGCGAGTCGGCTTACCAGCGCGGCAAGGTTAAACTCCAAGATTGCGCAATCCATAACAATGTGACCCACCAAGGCGGCTTGCTCGTTGGTCGGCGTGAAATAGGGGTTCCGGAAGGTGCTCATGGCCTTCTTCCTTCCCCGCTCGGGCACTTCATCACGCGTCACCGACGCATTTAAGCGCTGGCTTGATGCTGCCCACGGTAATGACGCCGCTAACCCGGCGAACGACCATCTTCGAGCCGTTGGCTTCATCAGTGATCACGATTGCGGCATGGGTGCGGCCACCGATGTTGATGAGCGCCAAAGTGTCTTGCTCACGTGGAACTATCGACACGTCACCGAGGAAGCCGGCAGTAACGAGGCACGCGGCTGTCTTCTCGCGCGGAAAAGAACTGTAGTGCGTCGCCGCCGGATGGCGGGAAAGAAGCTTGCGGATGTGGCTCGATGTCGGCGGGTCGGAAGCAAGTGCCGGTGTGGCGCAGGTCATCAACGCCAGCCCACTCGCTGCAAGGCGCCGTGCAATCGACCAATTCATGACAGTGACCCGCAAGTTGTTGATAGCGCCGCGTTTAGCTGCCCCTCCCATCGAACTAGGGAGAGGAAATTGACCGAAGTGTTACAGCGCTCGACACCAGCATGCCGGGAAGGGTGCGTGCCCTGCGACATCAAGTGCGCGGTCATCACGGCCGTGCAGGAGCGCGAGTGGACCGCGCTCGACGTGGCTTGGGATCTGCCCCCTTCGCCGCGGCGGGCTGCAGATCTTGAAGCTGCGACAACCCGGTGGGCAGTCGCTGCGCAAGGAGGCGAGCTTGTTCGTCCACGGGAGCAGCCAGATCCATCGCCATCAGCAGGCCCGCGAACATTTGTGCCAGGGCGTCAACGGGAGGGAGTGCGTCCTCAAGGCGAATAGTACCTGAAGGCAGGCCGTCGTCGATCGGCTTCCCATCCGAGGTGACGAGATCTCGAAGCTGAGCGAGGCCGATCGGCAAGCGACGCGCGAGCAGCTCGGCTTGCGCGTCCACGCTCTGCGACCGGTCCATCGCCAGCAGCAAGCCTTCAAACATTGGGATCAACGCGCCCTCGCCGGGCAACTGGACCTTAGATCCTTTCAGGTCACGCGCCTCGTCCTTCGGCAATTCGTTGACCAGGTGAAGCACGAGCCGGCGGGTTGGCGATCTCAGTGAGCGAAACGCACTTATCAGCTTCTGCTCTTCGTGGCTCAGTTCAGGCTCAGCCGGAGCGTTGCTGTCCGGATCCGCCACCTCACCAATCAAATATTCAATTGTAGTGCCGAGCGCCCGCGCAATGCGCGGGAGATGAGGCGACCACTGGTAGGGCTTTTTGATCAGCCCATTCATCGTTTGCTGGGGCACGTTTGCCCGTCTGGCCAACTCGGCCTGCGTCAGACCGCGGGCTTTTCTACGCTCCTCGATGCGGTCGCCGATCATGGCAGAAGCCTACCGACCAATCGGTAGCCAATATATCTGCACATGCGGGTTGACTCTTCTACCGACATGCCGGTAACTCACCGCATGGACGGTACTTTGACCCCCAACGAAGCACTACGTCGCGCAGTCGAGCTGGCCGGAGGTCAGTCCGCACTGGCGCGACTGATCGGCCGTTCCCAGCAGGCGATCAGCGATCGGGTCGGGGGCGACCAAAGCCTGTGGGCCGAGGACGTTCTTAAGGTCGAGCTTGAAACAGGGGTGCCCCGTTGGCAGCTGCGGCCCGACCTGTATCCGCCCGAGGAATACGCACTCCTTGCCGCAATGCGGGCAGGGGACGCGGCGTGATCCCGCACTTTACCCTTCTTGGCCGCCGGCAGACCGGCCAAGACGCGACGCTGGTTGTCCTGAACCCTCCCGCCAGCGATCGTGGCCCCAATCGTCTGCTGCATTCGAGTGAACTCCCTGGAGACGACGCCGGCGTAGTGTTGCCGGCGTCGTCTTTTGGAGGATCGCCGGCAATGCGTATTCACCAATTCGGCGCTGCCTTTGGGAGCATCGTGCAATGACCAAGCGTCGCGCGCCCCTGTCGATCGATGCCGCCCTGGCACGTATCGCAGGGCACCTGCCGGGCGGCTGGGCTGATATGTCCGTTGCTTGCGACCGGCAGCAGCACACGATCCGCGCCTGGGGCGATCCGGACAAGGCAGAAGCGATCCCGCTGCCCTGCGCGATCGCCCTCGACGTAGCATATCGCAGGGCAGGGGGGCATGGCGCGCCGTTGTTCGACGCCTATGAGGCGCTGCTCGATCAGGCGCTTGCTGATCAATTCGCTGACCAGATCGAGCTGGCGCACGTCACCGCCACCGCGATCAGGGAAGTCGGCCAGGCCGAACACGCCCTAATCATCGCGGCCCTTCCTGGCGCGACCGACGAACAGATCGCGGCCGCCGAGCGCGAGGCAGAGGAAGGTCTCGCCGCGCTGAACACAGCGGCCAACACCGTGAAGCGCTTGCGCAAGAAGCGCCGGGCGAAGCCGCCAACCGCGCCGCCCTAAGACCTCACGGGCCGCCCTCGGCCGCGGCGCCCACCACCACTGCCGAGATCCTTCCCTTTCCACACCGCCGCCCGCGTCGCCCTGCGCTTCGCGGAGCGGCTTTGTGCTGCCCGGATGTCGCCGATGATCATGACCACTATCGAGCGCCCCACCTGGACCCGCACCGTCGACTTCACGCCGGGCCTGTACCTGAAGGTCCGCCGCCGCACGACGCGGCTTGAGCTGGCCGACGTGGCCGCCCGGATCGGCACGATCCCGCATGTGCCCAAGCATGATCGCGTCGAGTGGCTCGAGCGCATCGAGGCGGATCTCGTCCCCGTTTCCACGAACACGATCGACCAGCTCGCCCGCGTTTTCCGGCTGGACCTGCAGGTACTTGCTCAATTGGCGGCAATCGCACGCGGGGAGCGCGACCCGGCGCTGACACCGCGGATCTGCCGCATCTGCGCCTGCAGCTGGCGCTTGCCGTGCGTCGCAGGACACGAAGCCTGCGGATGGGTGGAAGGGCAGGATCTCTGCACCGCCTGCGACCACCCTCTTCACGGCGCGGCCGCATGACGCGCGCCAAGCTGATCCGCATCCGCGTCGCTCTCGCCGCCGCCACGCTCGCCTTGGGTGTGGTGATCGCCGTCGCCAGCCGGCCGACCGACGTCGTCCCCACAACCATCGTCCTGGTCGCGCTGCTGCTCGCAGCATTCGCGGCCGATCACCTCATTGCCAAACGGGAGTGCCAACCATGAACTTCCAACGTCCGCTGGATCTTGCGCAGCCGCTCGAGATCCATCCGCTCCGCTGTGACTGCTATGCCTGCGACGACGCGGCCGAGCAGCCGAGCGTCGGCTACACCGTCGCGATCGCCACCGTCGCCATGATCGGCGCCGGCATCTTCGGCCAGGTCATCGGCGTCGCGCTCAACCGCGCCGGCATCCTTGCGCTGCTGGGAATCGGGTGATGGCCGACGAACGCGGGGAGGGGATGGGCGGCGGCCAGGTTGCCGCCGACGAGCTGCGCCTTCTGATCGAGCGCGCCGAGCGCCTCGAGGAAGAGAAAAAGGGCATCGCTGACGACATCAAGGACGTCTTCGCTGAGGCCAAGAGCCGCGGGTACGACCCGAAGGCGATCAAGAAGATCATGTCGATCCGCAAAAAGAAGCGGGAGGAGTACCAGGAAGAGGAAGCGATCCTCGAAACCTACATGCAAGCGCTGGGGATGCTGTGATGAGCGCGGAATTCACCCCGACGCGCGTCGCGGAGCTCACCGCGCTGTCCGCCTCGGCCCGCGCTGCTGGGCCCCTGCAGCCGATCAGCACGCCGATCGTCATCGATGAGCAAGGCTATGCCTGGCTGCCTGACCCGGATCCGCTACGGCTCGGCGACGCGGTCGGCTGCTATGTGCATGCCGGCATCCGGCTCGGCTGGGCACCCATGACCTTTCCACCGCCTGGCGGGGCGCTGCTCACTCTGTTTGGCGGGCAGCGGGCTGACGGCTTCGACAGCGACGGCGTTGTCGCATTCATCACGCGCGATGGACTGAACAGCCTGATCGCTGACCTGCAGGCGATCGCCGCCAGCATCGCTCCTCCTGCGACCGACGATCAGAAAGGGGAGGGCTGATGGCCGACACCACCAAGATCGAGTGGACCGACGCCACCTGGAACATCATCAACGGATGTTCCGTCCACACGCCCGGCTGCACGAACTGCTACGCGATGCTGCTCGCCGGCACGCGCCTAGCTCATCACCCAAGCCGAGCAGGCCTCACCGCTATGTCAAAGGCGGGGCCGGTCTGGACCGGCGAAGTTCGGCTTCACGAACCTTGGCTTACCCAGCCGCTGGAATGGACCAAGCCGCGCGACATCTTCGTCTGCGCGCACGGTGACCTATTCCACGAGGCGGTGAGTGACGCGATGCTTGATCGCGTGTTCGCTGTGATAGCGCTCTGCGCTGTCGTCGGGCGCCGTCACCGCTTCCAGGTGCTCACGAAGCGATCCGGCAGGATGAGGCACTACGTCAACAGCCTTGCTGCGCGCGCGCAGAATATCGCGGTTCACGCAGCCGACCTTACTGCTGACGCATATCGCTCGATGCCCGCCATTGTGGAGATGCTCGAGCGTGGCCCGCTGCCGAACGTCTGGCTGGGCGTCTCGACCGAGGATCAGCGCCGCGCCGACGAACGGATCCCGGATCTGCTGGCGACGCCGGCAGCCGTGCGGTGGATCAGCGCCGAGCCATTGTTGGGGCCAATCAACCTGGAGCCTTGGCTAGCGCCCGAAAAGACCTGCCAAGGCTGCGACGATGGCGAAGGTTATGGAAACCGTTGCTCGAGCGATCGGGTCTCGCGCGATGAGCAGTGCCCTTGGAAGCGGGCCGTGCAGATCGTCACTGAACATGGGCCGTTTGCAGCCGATGGGGAACCATCAGCCGTCACCTGCGCGGTGCGAACCCTAGATTGGGTAGTTGTCGGAGGCGAAAGCGGCCGAGGCGCGCGGCCGATGCATCCTGCCTGGGCGCGCGAGCTGCGCAATCAGTGCGCCGCCGCCGATGTTCCCTTCCTCTTCAAGCAATGGGGTGAATGGGCGCCGGTCTGCGCAGTCGATCTCGATGACCTGGACGAGCAACTCTACCATCCGGCCCCAGCTCGAGATCCTGAAGCTATCCGCCGCTGCAAGGTCGGTCAGCTGGTGATGCAGGCGTCCGGCCGCGTGTTCCCCATGGATCAGCGTTCCGGGATCCGCGGCGAAGATCCCGCGAAGGGCGATTTTGCTTTTCTGGCGGGGACGGGCGCGATGACGTTCCTCGCGGTCGGCAAGCGCCGCGCCGGCCGGCTGCTCGATGGCGTCCAGCACGACGGGGCGCCGGCATGAGCCTGAAGCCGCTGAGCGCTGCCGCCGGCGCCGCACTGACGAAGGCGCATTCGGTCGACGCCGCTAATCGCGAGACGCACGACTTCTATCCGACCTGGCCGGCGGCGACCCGCGCGCTACTCGGCGCCGAGCAGTTCGACGGCGCAATTTGGGAGCCAGCGTGCGGTGACGGCGCCATGTCGCGCGTGCTCGAAGGCGCCGGCTACCAGGTGATCTCGACGGATCTGATCGATCGAGGCTTCGGCGAAGGCGGGCGCGACTTCCTGGGGGAGTGGGCGCCGCTCGCTCCGAATATTGTGACGAACCCGCCGTTCCGGTGGGCGGTGGAGTTCGTGAATCGCGCGCTGATGCTTACGGCGCCTGAGCGCCCCGGTAACATCGCCCGCGGCAAGGTCGCCCTATTCCTCCGCCTCGCGTTCCTCGAAGGCCAAGAGCGCGGCGCCTGGTTCCCGAACACGCCACTCGCTCGCGTCTGGGTCATGTCCCGGAGGGTGCCGATGGATCGCGGCAAGCTCGCATCCAACGACCGCAGCGGCGGCGGGGTGATAGCCTTCGCCTGGTTCGTTTGGGAGCACGGGCACGAAGGGGCGCCCGCACTCGGCTGGCTTGACTGGAAAGCCGCATGA